ACGGAGGCTGTGGAGGTCGCAGATGGCACTGTGAGCGCCTCTGGGGGCTCCTACGGCCTTTCTGGGCAGGATGCAGCCGATTACCCGGCGATGCCCGTTGTAGAGGCTCCTAGCGCTGACCTGGACATCACCGCTGGTGTACGCGCCTGTCTCATGGCAGCCAGCACTGACGCATCCAAGCAGGTGTTACAAGGCATTCACCTCGCCAACGGCTTCATGGAAGCCACCGATGGCCATCGGCTCATGCGTATGCCGGTAGCACTGCCGGATGGCATCGACCTGGTACTACCTGCCAGCACCATGAAGCTGCTACAAGATCGCACTGTCACCGTGGCAGCAGCATCTGGTCAGGCGGTCATCGACGCAGGCGATGGCATCACCATCTACAGCCGCATCCTGGATGGCACCTACCCTGACGTGGCCAAACTCATCCCGCCAACTTTCAACACCGCCATCACCCTTGATCGTCACCGCTTCACCCGATGCCTGGAGCGTGTTGCACTCATTGGCGAGATCGTCAAACTACTCATCGGCGACAAAGGCACCATGATCATCTCCGCCGAAGCGGATGCCAGCAATGGCACCGAAGCCATCAAATACACCGGCACCACCGGCAAACTAGCATTAGCATTCAACGTGCATTACCTGCTTGATGGTCTAAAAGCATTCCGCTCGTCGGAATCTGTTACACTATCGGCAAATGGTGCTACTACTCCTGTAGTATTAACGCCAACCAATGCATCAGATCAGACTTACCTGATTATGCCTGTGCAAATTCGCAGTTGAAACCCGCACGCCGCCACTACAAGCTCAATGATGATGTGATCAAAAAGGTGCGCTTTCTCGCTGAGTTTGGCGCACCTCTTGAGCACATTGCGCCTGCTGCTGGTGTATCATTTCCAGCTTTGCGGATGTGGCTAGATAATGCAAAAGGCCCTGACCCTACGCGAGAAGAGGTAGCACTTTTAGCAGCTATTAACGAAGGTCGCAGTAAAGGCGGTATGCGCCTTATAAATAAAATTGCAGAGCAAGCTGATCAAGGTGATTTTAAATCTGCAACTTGGATGCTGACGCATAGTCCAGCATTTAGAGATCATTACAGCGACAATGCTGCTGTTAATCGCGCAAAACAGGAAACTGTCGGTGCAATAGTTGAAGCAATTGCAGATGCTGGATTGCCGCGTGAAACAGAACAAGATTTGTTGCTTCGCATAACCGCAAAAACTGGCCATCAAATTGAATTGCAATGACAAACTTAAAACCTCTTTGTGAAGAGCTAACCGATGCGTTGGCCGATCTTTACCCATTGATTTACAACATTGCATCTAATGACGAAGATGAAAGCGAAATGGCTTATTACTATTGCTCATTAGTTCGCAAAGCTATTGAGTTATTGAACGATGAAGCTGGCTGATCCAGTTTTAGCTAGGCTGGCTGAGCTGGACTTAGCAAGTAAGCCAGAATTAGACATCACCGACCAAGTTGCTGGCCTTTATAAGTCACTTACTGAACCGCAACGTCATATATGGGATAGTGACAGCCGGTTCAAGCTGCTTTGTTCTGGTCGGCGCTTTGGTAAGACCTACTTGTGCATTGCGCGGTTGATTACCTGGGCAGCATCAAAGCCCAATAGCTTGAACTGGTATGTCACCGCCAATTACCGCATGGCAAAGCAGATTGCGTGGCGGCAGCTAAAAAACATGGTGCCACCTGAAATTTGCGTCAAACGCAATGAAACTGATCTGCTGATTGAATTATCAAACGGCAGCATTATTTCACTTAAGGGTGCTGAAAATGCCGACAGTTTGCGTGGCGTTAGCTTATCCAGCCTTGTCATTGATGAAGCTGCTTATGTCAAGCAAGACGCATGGGAGATGGTGCTACGACCTGCATTGTCAGACCAAGGTGGTCCTGCGTGGTTCATTACTACACCAGCCGGCCTCAACTGGTTTCATGACTTATGGGAGCAATCACAAGAGCAAGACGACTGGGCAACATTCAGCTACACCACCATTCAAGGCGGCAATGTACCTGCTGATGAAGTTGAAGCAGCAAGGCGCACGCTCGATGAGCGCACTTTTCGGCAAGAGTACCTGGCCAGCTTTGAAACGCTATCCGGTCGCGTTTATCCAGACTTTAGCGATGAAAACATATCCGAAAATGTTTGCGATACTGGCGCAGAAATTTACTGGGGCACTGACTTCAACGTTTCAGTGATGGCCGGTGTCTTAGGCAGCAGGGTTGGCGATACGTTGCATATCTGGGATGAAATATCAGTAACGCAATCCAATACCGATGAAGTATGCGCCATGCTTAGGCAACGGTTTCCCGACCGTAAGATTGTTGCATATCCCGATCCAACAGGTTCAGCACGCAAAACTTCATCTGCCGGTCGCACTGATCATGACATCATCCGTCGCGCAGGTTTTAGCTGCATCAGTCCTAAAGCGCCATGGGCAGTCAAGGACAAGATCAACTCAACCAACTGGATGATCCGCACGGCTGCTGGACATTTGAAACTGTTTGTGCATCCACGTTGCAAGAATACGATCAAAGCGCTTAAAAACGTAACTTACAAGCAGGGTGCCGAGGATTACGTGATTGATAAAGCTGCTGGCATTGAGCACTGGACTGATGGCCTTGGCTACCTGATTCTTGGTGCCTTCAATCCAATGTATGAAAGAGCTGGCAAAGGTACCGGAATCCGCATTTACTAGGCTATGCTACTCAAGCCCACCATTCACTACTCAAATGCTTACTGGTGCTGAACTGCTCGCTAAAGTCAAGGAACTTGGCGACTGCAATAAATCCGATCTGGTACGTGGCTGCGGCTATGTATCCATTCAAAAGGATGGCAGCGAACGGTTGAATTTCACCGCCTTCTACGAGGCACTGCTACAGGCTAAAGGTGTCAGCTTGACTGCTACCAAAAAAGCAGGCCGCAAACTTAGCTACAAGACTAAGGTGCAATTTAATGGCAACCTAATGGTTGGTAGCGCATACATCGCTGATGCATTTAAACCTGGTGATGAATTTGAGATCAAGGTAAGCCGCAACAGCGTTACACTGGTTGCAGCATGACGTAAAAGATGTACACGGGTTTTAACTTCTACGACCGGCCTACGGCAGAGCGTAAGGTCACCCGTGTGCAGGATGCAAATACCGCATGGTATGCGCAGGAGATGCATTGGATTCTGATTGAGGATCTGATGCAAGGCACATATGGTATGCGGCGGAAACACCGCCGCTACCTGCCGCAAGAACCTCGCGAGCTAGATGAGTCCTATGACAACCGCCTAGCACGCAGCGTGGTGCCGCCGTATTACCAACGGCTTGAGCGGTTGCTAGCTGGCATGTTGACACGCAAGCCAGTGCGGTTGGTGGATACCAGCGACACCATCACCGAGCAGCTATTTGACGTTGACCTGAACGGCAATGACCTAAACGTATGGACCTACGAAACTGCACGCAAGATGGTGCGTTATGGTCACGTTGGCACACTGGTAGATGCACCGCAAGATGGCGGCAGGCCATACTGGTGTACATATACACCTCGCCAGATTTTGGGCTGGCGCACTGAAGCAAAAGAAGGTAAGCAAGAGTTGACCATGCTCCGGCTGCAGGAAGTTGCCAGTATTCCTGATGGTGACTATGGCGAGAAGCTAGTTGAGCAGGTGCGTGTGTTGATGCCAGGTGAGTATCAGATTCACCAAAAGGATGATAAAGGCGACTTCCGCATCATTGATGAAGGCCGCACCAGCCTTAGCGAGATTCCATTCAGCATCGCCTATGCCAATCGTGTTGGCTTCATGGAGTCACGGCCACCACTGGAAGACATTGCAGAACTGAACCTAAAGACTTATCAGATCCAATCAGACCTCGACAACCAACTGCACATCTCCGCGGTGCCGATGCTGGCGTTCTACGGCTTCCCATCAAGTGCCGAGGAAGTATCTGCTGGCCCTGGCGAAGCGATTGCATTTCCTGCTGAAGGTCGCGCTGAGTACATCGAACCAGGTGGCACCAGCTTTGAATATCAATTTAAGCGGTTGGAGCAGCTTGCATTACAGATCAATGAACTTGGCCTATCAGCAGTGCTCGGCCAGAAGCTGACAGCAGAA